TCATGTTTTTTGAAGTTCTCTCATCAATTTGCCGAATTTTTCTGACGCTTCTTTCTTTCTGTCTTGTGTAACATGGAGATATATTTTTTTAGTTGTATCTTCATCATCATGACCTAATCGATCCATAATCAATTCTAACGGTACATCAATTTCAGCTAAAAGTGAAGTATGTGTATGTCGAAACGAATGGGGTGTTAGTTGCTTATTGAAATTAGGCATTTTATTTAAAATTAATTTCATGTGACGATTCACAATTCGTAAATACCAAGGGTAGCCCATAAATTCTCCATAAAGGCGTGCAAAAACAAAATCAAAGTCTTTGTAATGCTTTTCGTAAATTGTTTTAATCTTTTTTTGATTGAGCTGGTGTCCGATCAACAACCCTATCAATTCTTCTTCAATATCGATTTTACGAATGGATCCATCTGTTTTTGGTGGAGTTAATTCAAATTGATCAAATTTATTTTTGGGATTATAAAGAGTCTTAGTAATATTAATGGTCCCTTCTTCAAAATCGATATCTGACCACTTTAACGCTAACGCCTCACCTGGGCGCATTCCTGTCCATGCTAACGTGCTAAAGAAAACAAAATCACCTACTTTACCACTTTGATAACAAACGTCTAAAAACGCCTTTAATTCATGTTTTTCGAAGTATGTATCGGTGATAGTCTCCTTTTCAATTTCCTCTACAGTTTTAATGCGTTTTGGAACAATTGTAAATTCTGTAGGGTCATCTAATATAATTTTCTTTTCCCGAGCGTATTTAAAAACTTGCTTCGCTGTTCCATGAACATTAGTTAATGTGTTATAAGATAATTGTTCATGAAGTTTAAATAGAAATTTTTGATAAACATCTTGTGTTATATTTTGAACCTTAACATGACCAAAACCCTCGTATAATTTATCTAAATGATAATCCTTTGAACGTATAGTACTGTTTTTCACACCACTCTTTACATAACGTTCAAACCATTCCTCTCCAAGATCATGAAAGGTAGCTTTGTTTTTAAAATCTAAATTCCATTTATCTATCTCGTATTCCATTGCTCGAGCAGCTTTAATAGCTTCTTTTTCTTTCAAGAAACCTCTTTTGACAATCCTTTCTCGTTTTCCAGTAGCAGGGTTAGTACCATTTTCAATCACATACATCCATCGCTCTTTACCATTCTTCAATTCATATTTCTGGATAGAAGCCATGTAATCTCCTCCGTTAAAAAAGTTAATCGATTAAATAAAGACTCGTATATTTAAATTTGCTGATGGAAAATGGTTGTTTAAATATTGATCTAATCTCTTTTCTGCAAAATCGTACTCTACATTAAAAAGTAAACAGATTTTGATAATCGCAAGCTCCTTTTTTTTAGGCAGCTTAATCTGATTTAACATAAAAGTAGGTACACAAAAGTGCAGCGCAAAACTATTTGCCTTCCATTCCTGATACTCTCTAAAGAGAGGATTAGATTTCGCTTGATTACCAGAATGTAAAGTTGCATGACATGATTCATGACCAAACTCTTGCCATTGTTCTTCTTTTGATAATCTGGAGTCTAAAAAAATTACATTACCTATATTTGTAGAATCGCAAGGTAGATAAATTAAGTTTATCCCAAGTAGTGAAGCAATGTTTTTTGGGTCTAACTGTTCTGGGCTAGTTACACCAATACTTAAATAAAGGTCTCTAATGTAATCTTCTAAGTGTGTATAAACGAAAGTCATAACATCCCTCTTTTGCAAACATATGTTCTTTTGATATTAACAAAAAAATTCACCACAGAAAAGGCGAATTTTTAAATGTCTGGAAAACCTACATAAGAATGTAAATTACTTTTTGTTTTCTTGTTGTCTTTTTAACACTTCGTAGAAAATTTCGAATTGCTCTAGTGCGTCTAACAAATTTTCTGGTTGGTTTTTAAAGAACAAGTCCTCTCTAGTTAAAAAGAAATCAATAACTTCTTTCTGATATGCACTTAGGTTGTTGTAATCATCGTCCGAGATACCAGCTTGTGTATGTAAAGCCTCTCTGTTATTGGTTCTGCCGAGTAGATAATCAACAGATACATTATAAAAGTCGGCTAATTTACTTAGAGTTTCAAAATCAGGTTGAGTAGAAGATGTTTCGTAACGAGCATATGTTGATCTATTTAATGTAAGGCGGTCAGTTAATTCCTTTTGGGATAAACCCTTTTCAGTGCGCAGTTTCTTTAATATCTCGCCATATTTCATACAGTACGCTCCTTTCTATCCTATATATTATAAGTGAATTTTTTGCACAATAAATATTTTGTGAAAAAACTACACAAAAACTATTGACTGTGCAAAAAATGCACGATATACTATGTGTAAGAAATGCACAAAGGAGGTAATCACATGTTTCCAGAAATCTTAAAGAAACAAAGAAAAGCTCTAAAGTTGTCTCATGAGCAAGTGTCAAATATGGTCGGGATTGAACGTTCTTATTATACAAAAATTGAGAACGGCCTAAGACCAAGTGTAAAAGTTGCACAATCAATAGGAAAAGCATTAGGCATAGATTGGACCATTTTTTTTATTGAAATTTGTGCAAAAAATGCACAAATAAAAACTGCATAAAAGAAAGGAAACGAAAGCATGGGATGGAACACAACCAAATCAAAACGTAAAAAGCAATATCCATCGAATGAATTCAGGAATTTAAAAGGCTCAAAGAGAAAACGTTTGATTGCTGAAAGGAAATCAAAAGGTCTTACACAAGCACAGCTTGGTGAAATTGTTGGTTGTTCTGCGTCAATGATTAGTGCTATCGAAAGAGGACGAGCGAAACCAGGGTTAGAAGTTTCTATGAAATTAGAAACAGCATTAGAAACTTCATCTCTTGAATTGTTTTGCGATTTATAAAAAATACTTGACACGAAAATTCGAATAATTTCCATTTTTACTTTTTAAATAAATACAAACGAATACCTACGAAGTATTACTTTACATTTAATTACAAAGTAACTTGAAATAAAAAGCTTTACGAAACCAACAAGGATGAATTTATTTCCATAAATGGTAATTAGACTATTTGCTAGACTTTTATTATATCAAATAAGGAGGTTCTATTATGAATCTAGTAATCATTCAAAACAAACAAGTAGTTACTACATCTTTACAGGTTGCCGAATCATTCGAAAAGCGTCATGACAATGTTTTACGTGAAATTGAGGGTCTCCTCAAAATTGAGGAAGCCCAAAATTACTTCCAAGAAGGAACTTATGAACACCCACAAAACAAACAGAAATACCGAATGTTTTATATGAACCGAGATGGTTTTACTTTGTTAGCGATGGGCTTCACTGGAAGCAAAGCTTTAGCTTTCAAATTGAAATACATCCAAGCGTTCAATGAAATGGAACGTCAATTAACTCAACCGACTACTGCTGAATTAATTGCCATGATGGCACAACAGGGCGTTGAACAAGAACGTCGATTGAATGCAGTGGAAGCAAAACAACTGCAATTAGAAACTAAGCAAGATAATATTGCTGAAATTGTTGCTCTTAATCCTACTGAATGGAGAAAGAAAACAACAACAATCCTCAATAAAATTGCGCTCGCTCGCGGAGGTTTTGAAGAATATCGAAAAGTTCGAAACGAAAGCTATCAAGTCTTAGATGAGCGTGCTCGATGTAAATTGGATATTCGTTTAACTAATCGTAAGAAAGAAATGGCGCTTAATGGAGCGACTAAAGCAAAACTTGATAAGGTTTCAAAACTTGATGTTATTGCTGATGATACACGCTTAACTGAAATATATTTAGCGATTGTAAAAGAGATGGCGATTAAACATCAAATTAAAGTAGAAGGGTTGGGCGCCTAATGATTGAACTAATTCGTAAAAATACGTTATTGACTGATGAATTCGCAATTGAAACAGATACCGATGTTAACCATGCTTTATCTGTTATTTCTATTAATCCAGTTGAAGGTAATACGGATGATGGTTTTGCAGAAACAATTGGAATTACATTAAGTCTAAATTACGAACAAATTGACGAAATAATTTTAATTTTACAAGAAGCAAGCAGTGCTCTTAAACGTACAGAAAATAGATTTTAAAGTCTTTAAAAATCACATAAAACAGGAGGGCTATTATGTTTGATCCTAATTTTATCACTAACATATTTGAAAAAATCCGACTAATCATACGTGAAGAGATTGAACAGGTCTTGAAAAATATCTCAATTAATAAGTACCCTCACATGTTGAAGCAAGAACACCTTTGCGAAATATTTCAGTGTGAACGAGGTGCAATTTATAAATTAACAAAAATAGATAGTTTCCCAAGATTTGAACACATTCATGGGAGATATCCAAGGGATTTAGTTTTTGAATGGATTGAACAAAATACAAATCAGGTTCAATCAGTAAAAAAATTAAGAGCAAGTTAGGAGAGGCCAGGGCAAATGGCCTCAATCAAACTACCAATCTAGTAGAAATCGAGAGGTAGGGGCAAATCTACCTCTTAACCATTATTATACACAGTTTACTAAAAATTGATGGTCGCATCTCAAATAAAAGTTAACTTGTATGTGACCTTAACTAAATAGAAAGGGTGATTAAAGTGACTGTTACAGCAGTGGGAGAAATCATGAAAGGTCTTAGAGGAGATGATACACAACTACAGTGGGGCTTCGATATGGGAGTTGTACGAGAGACTGTATCCAAGTATGAAACAGGGCGGTCTAAGGTGCCAGCAGATATTGGTCGTAAGATGATGGACAAATACGATGATCCTAAGCTCGCAATGGCTATTCAATATGAATACACAGGTACAGGTCCTCGTTGGCTAGATGGTCAGAATGTAGATTTACATCGATGCAGCGTCAGAGAAAAAACCATTGAGGAGTTGGAAGAAGCATTAGTTGCAATTAAAAATACAAGTATGTCGAAACCTGCGTTTGCCTTAACACCAAAAGAACGTGAGGAACATAAGAAAACACTTGAAGAAATAGTGGAGCTTATAACAGCTGCCACAAATTACATTGCTGTTGGAACTGACTACATTGGCATCAGTTATTCAGGAGTATGGAATGAACACTATAACTATTTGCAACAGGAAGGATTTATCAAATGAATATAGATGAACAAATTGAGCATGAAATTAGATGTATCGAAGATCTAACAGATGTAATCAAACTACACGTTAAATCAGGTCGTATCAACATAGCAAAACAACTAGAACGAGACCAACATAATTCGTTGAAACAACTAGAAAAACTACATGAGCGCAAACGGTTATGGGCAACTGTTGAACAGCTTAATAAGAATGGAGTACTAGCGAAGGTGGTGGATAAGGTTGTGGAAATGGCTTGATAACTATTTTTACTTACCAGATGACGATGTACCAGAATCACACAGGAAGTTTTGCATTAGTGCAGTTATTACAATGCTTATTATCGGAGTGCCAATCATTATCACTTGTTGGCAATAAAAAAGCTGCTTAATCGATGCAACGATTAAACAGCCATAGACAAGGAATATATGAATCTAAATCTATTATATCACAAGTTCAGACGTTTGCGAGAGTTATCTCGCTCTCGTCAAGCAGCTTACAGCACCGTCTCCCTACGGTTTAGCTTTGCCACTGTGAGTTGCTTGATGGGATGCCATCAAAACAATAATAGAAAGGATTGATATGTATGAAATTAAATCAAGCAATATCTAGGATTGCAGATTTACCAAACATTTTAGAGCATTACGGAATTCCGTCAGAAAATGTTATCAGTGTACAGTACAGCGATAGCGCAATGAATAACGGTGATATTCTAGTACATTTACACCGCAAAGAAACTATTGAAAAACTAGGTAACTGTAATGTCGAAACGTTCATAGGCTACGATGACGCAAGCTGGACACAGTATAGATTCGAAAAAGACGGCATTTCATTCGTTTGCTGTGAACGTGAGGCGATAGCGTGAGTGTGCTTTTAGAAGTAGAAAACCCTATGGTACTTGGTCGTATTGAGTATCCATCACAACCTTATAAGCCTGTTGTAACCTTTGAAATGCACGATGATTTTGGGAGTTTCATAGCTTGTGGTGATGTGTATTTCGAGATAGGAGAGGTGTTAATTCACATCGACAATATCAGTGATTATTTAGCTGCTGGATATCGGGATGATTCAACTTACAACATGAGTGATTCGGAGGTTATTGCTTATGTGGAGGAGCATTATGGTTTTGCTCATACAAAAAAATAAACCACTTGGCAGAGTGGCTTAAACAAATCAAATATTAGCGCCATTATAGCGCATTACAGGAGGAATTACAAATGAACAATGGATTAACAGAGCAATTTAACAATCCTCAAATGGGACAACCTTCATTTCAAAATACAGGAGGTGCGCTAGCTCAAGCTAGTGCATCTCGTGAAATGGAGGAAGTAAAAGGACAGATATTTATGGCAAAGCAATTCCCGCGAAACACGTTTCAAGCTGAACAACGAATTATTGATTCATGCCAACGTCCAGCATTAGCACAGGTGGCTATGTATCAATATCCTCGTGGAGGACAAAGAGTTACAGGGCCATCAATCCGTTTAGCAGAAGTCTTAGCTCAAAACTGGGGCAATTTATCGTTTGGTATTCAAGAGCTTGAACAACGCGATGGGGAATCGGTTGCAAAGGCTTATTGCTGGGACCTAGAAACAAATGTCCGTCAAGAGAAAGTGTTCACGGTTAAACACTCAATGAAAGCGAAAGGAGCAATAAAAAAATTGGATGATCCGCGAGACATCTATGAAAAAGTAGCTAACGATGGTGCTCGAAGATTGAGAACTTGTATCCTTGGCATCATTCCTGGAGACATTGTGGACAAGGCCATCATTCAATGTAACAACACCCTAGCTGGAAACAGTAAAGGACCTCTAAAAGATCGTATCGGAAATGCGCTTAAAACATTCAAAGAGCAACATCGTGTTACTCAAGAAATGATAGAAGCAAAGTTTGGGTATAATGCTGAATCCTTTACTGAATATGATTATGTTGAGTTAATTAACATTTTTAACAGCTTAAAAGACGGCATGAGTAAGGTAGAGGATTGGTTTGATAAAGAAATTGCAAAAAATCAATCAAGTGGTTTAGGTGCTGATTTCCAAGCTCAAGCAGAACCAAAAGTAGAGGTGAAATCAGATGCAACAAACGACATTCCAGTTGAACAGCCAGAATTACCACTCGAATGAGGCAAACCAGCACTTTATGTCAGTATCACAGTTTAAAAGTGCTATGGATTGTGAAGCTAGAACGTTTGCAGAAGTTAGGGGCGAGTTTTCTCGTCCTCCCTCTACAGCACTAATGGTTGGTTCTTATCTTCATTCAGCCTTTGAAAGTGATGTGGCATTTACTGAATTTCTAGAACTGAATCGCGACAGCATTTATAACAATCGCGGCAACAAGTATAAGGACTACGAAAAAGCTGACGACATGATTGAAACCATTAAAAATGACGAGTTTTGCATGTTCGCTTTACAAGGGGAAAAAGAGGTCATCTATACAGGGGAACTATTTGGAGTAGAGTGGAAAATTAAAGTCGATAACATAAATCATAATCGTGGATTTTTCAGCGATTTAAAAAGTACACAGGAGCTTCGAAAACGGTACTGGAGCGAGAAATATAATACTTGGGTTTCGTTTGTACAAGCTTTTGATTATGTGCTCCAGATGTGGGTATATCGAGAAATCATTTTTCAAAATACAGGGCGTTACTATGATCCTTACATTGTGGCAGTTACAAAAGAATCGCCACCCGATAAAGCAGTTTTACACTTCGATTCAGGGCGTTTCGACTTCGAGAAAGAATATGTTCAATCGATGCTACCGAGCATCATAGATGCAAAGTTAGAGCGTAAAAATGCACATCGTTGTGACAAGTGCGAATATTGCCGAGGGACTAAGAAACTTAGTGGCACATTTGAAATTGAGTATCTACTGGATTAGGTGGTGCAATTGAATGAACAATGTACCAACGAAAGTGTTATTGCCTGCTTGGATATTTGGGCAGGCAAAGGATAACGATGAAATCAGGCGCTTGGTACTGGATTACATGCGAAGATACCCAAACTATCGAATTGTCAAAGTGAGTGGTAGTTTCGCAGTATGTGAAAGGCTGGATGGTCTTATTTGAATAAATGTGTGATTAAAAATTTGAATATTGAAAATATGGAGGGTTGTATATGTACGACGAATTACGGCGTGGTTTTAAATCTTGGGCAAAGGAACTACCACCAGCACCAAAATGGACAGCGTGGCATCATAAAACATTTAATCGACCACGTAGAAAGCGTAAGTAGGAGGGGCGAGGGCAAATGGCTAAATTTAGATTAGTACACACATCATTCTGGAACGATCCACGTGTCGTTGAAGAAATGACAGCAGAGGATAAATACTTCTTTCTATATTTGCTAACGAATGAAAGTACAACTCAAATCGGTATCTATCAAATTACAAAAAAACAAATAGCTTTTGATTTAGGTTACTCACCAGAGAGTGCAAATGCATTGTTACAACGCTTCATAGAGCACCACAAACTGATTAGATACAATGCTGAAACACGTGAAATAGCTATTAAGAATTGGGGCAAATACAACTTAGTTAGAGGTGGAAAGCCGATACTCGATTGTGTGAAATCAGAGTTAAAAAATGTGAAAGATACAACGCTTATTGAATGGGTTGGTGAAAGTATACCAAACGATTCAATACGTAACGTCTACGAGTCGTACTACGATACGTCAGCGATACGTGATGAAAACGCTAAATCTAGTAATATCAAGGGTTCGTACGTAACGTCACACGATACGTCAACGATAAGTGGACAAGAAGAAGAAAAAGAAGAAGAAAAAGAAAAAGAAGAAGAACAAGATAAAGATAAAGAAGAAAAGCAACTCGGTCAGTCTGTCGCTCCTTCACTAATTGATCATGAATTTCTAGCTATAAAAAACTTCTTTGACCAAGCAATTCGTGTTAGCAATTTTACAGATCACAAAAAGATGGACAACCTACTCAAACTTTATCCAGACCATTTACTAATTATCGAGGCCATAAAAGTAACAGCAGATAACGGTAAATCAAATATGGAATATGTAGAAGCTATCTTACGTAACTGGCGAACTGAAAAAGGAGTTAAATCATACGCAGATTGGCAGGTGAAGATTAATGCAGAAACTAAGCGATCCAATGGCAGCAATTATGGACAAGCTCAAAGCCAAAAGCCAAGCGTTTTCGGAGACTACTGTAGCGACTGAAGAACCTGCTTACAACTGTCCTAAATGTAAGGACGAAGGCGGATATATGGTACGTAAGAAAGCTGGAGAAACGACGTTAGTACGTGATGAAGATCAGTTAATAGAAATCACCTTGAAGTTTGATTCGGACGAATGGCAACAATGTGAGTGCTCCAAAATGCGTCAACTTAATCGCTTAATCAAATCTAGCGAAATTACAGAAGAATTTCAGAAAATGAGTTTTAAAAACTTCTCGACCGAGGGTGTACATCCAAAGGTTGCTGAAATGAAAAGTAAGGCCAATCAGTATTTCAGGGCTTTTGACGAGATTAAAGGCTATCGCCAAAACAGCATCATGTTAATTGGACAACCCGGTTGCGGCAAAACACATTTGTTAACGGCTATCTCTAATTACCTGATTCATACAAAGCAAGTGCCGGTTCTCTATTTTCCTTACAAGGATGGGATGAACAATCTGGCTGCTAACAACTTTGAACGTAAGAACGAAATTATGGACCGAATGAAGGAAATTGATGTGCTGTTTATTGATGATCTGTTCAAGCCAATTGGCGGAAAGGTTGATGTGAAGCCTTGGCAAGCTGAATCAATCTTTGAAGTGGTTAACTATCGCTACCTAAACAATAAACCGTTGCTTATATCAAGCGAGTTGTCATTAGATGACATGCTTTATATAGATGAAGCATTAACAAGCAGGCTGTTTGAAATGGCACAAGATTTCACGGTAACGATTCCAAAGAACATGAAAGTGAACTACCGATTACGTAAGGTATTTGAAAATAAGTGAGGGGCAACAGCCCCTTGATGGAGGGTGAAGGGATGATGAATCAAGAACAGTTGAATGCAATTAAAGAACGAGTGGCGAAGGCTACACCAGGGCCATGGGAGTATGACGAGGAAGAACGAGGTATTTGGAATAAAGGTGGTTTTAATTATTTAGGTACAGTAACACTATCACACAACTCGGCTGAATTTATAGCTCATGCTCGTGAAGATGTGCCAGCGCTTGTTGCGGAGGTTGAATACCTACGTGGAATGCTTAGAGATACAAGGAAAATTGTTCGTCAAAAAGTAAAAGAGGTTAAAACATTGCAGAATGCTTGTAAGAATCACAAGGCAAAGCAAGAAGCATTGGTTATTAAAAATGAACAACTTTGTGAAGCACTAATAGACATTGCAACAACTTGGCAAGATTCAGATGAACCGCAATTGACACAACTAGAAATGCATGCAAGAGCAAAAGAAGTATTGGAAGGTGAAGCTCATGAATGAACAATTTTTAATAGACCAAATCATTCTATACCTTGGGCAACATCAACGTTTTGGAGGAAAGCACAACGAAATCATGGCTTATAAGCGATTGGAGCAATTGAGAGTCATGGTGGGGCTGAAAGATGCAGACGAGGCTACGGATTATCTGATTATGAAAATGGAAGGGGCTATGGCTGCATGAGACGACGTAACGGCATTCCAATCGATATTCCAAGCGCTCGTAAGTCAGTACCGAAAGTTAAAGTGCAAAAGTCTGCAGAATACAAGAAATATAAGACCTTTGCAACGATGTTTAAAAAAGAAAATGATCAGCGAATATGGGCTACGGTACCAGTTGCACATCCTGATTTTAAATCACTAAAAAAAGAAGGGTTTCAAATAATTGAGGTTTGGGACAAGAAGGAGGTTTCAGCATGACATTCGAGGACTTAATAACATTGAAAGAAGCACAAAAGGTAATCGAGCGTCTTGCTTCATCTGTAGGAGTCAAAATTGAAGAATTAAACGATGAATCTTATAGCAAGGCCCATAAAAGTTTAGGACAAGTTATTGATCGATGGGAGAGTAAGCCATGATAAACCGTGTAATTTTAGTTGGCCGACTTACAAAAGATCCTGAATTACGTTACACACCAAATGGAATTGCATCATGTCGGTTCACAGTTGCAGTAAACCGTACATTCAAAGGGCAAAACGGTGAACAAGAAGCTGACTTCATAAGTTGCCAGGCATGGCGTAAGAATGCGGAGAATCTAGCAAACTTCATGAAGAAAGGTAACTTAATAGGTTTGGAAGGGCGAATCCAAACAGGCAGTTATGAAGGGCAAGATGGTAAGCGTGTTTTTACAACAGACGTTGTTGCAGACAGCATCCAATTCTTAGAGCCAAGAAACAGCACAGGAAGCTCACAGGGTACATCAAACTACGAATCTAGTACAAATACAGGTGGAACCTATCAAGGGGCTCCACAAGGGCAGAATTACGGCAATAATCAGCCGAGTTATTTGAGAGGTAATGAAGATCCATTTGCGAATAATAAGGGGCCAATGGAAGTAAATCAGGATGATCTCCCCTTCTAAATAATTAATCGAGGTGATACACATGCCAACATTAAGAAAAATCACCAAGGCTAGGACACCAAGAGAATTAGAACGTTTGGTTACGGATGATACGGAGAGAGGTTGGATGGTAGCTAGTCGAATGAATTACATTTCTGCAGATCCAAGACCTTATCAAATACTATTGGAATTTAACACTGAAAGGGAACAGGTGAGTTTATGAACTTAACGAAACTATTTGAAACACAAGCAGTATTGGACGAGCACATCATGCAGGAGCATCCAGAGCTACGAGGGCAGGACAATCTTGACTGGAAGCTACTAGCTTTACAGGTTGAGCTCGGTGAATGCGCTAATGAATGGCGTGGGTTTAAGAAGTGGAGTAAGGACCAGAAGCCAAGAACGGCATTCGAAGGGATTTGTGAATGTCCTCATTGTGACGGTTTTTGTTCTAATAATGATGATCAACCACGAAATTATGTATTAGAAGAATACGTTGACTGCTTGCATTTCATTTTGTCGATTGGACTTGAACTAGGTGCGAATAAATGGGTGAAACTTAGTGAATATCCAGTGGCAAACGAAAATGGCAGCATTACATTACAATTCCTAGACGTACATTCCAAAACATTAAAAGTCGTGGAGGAAATCATTCGAATGGAATCAGGACCAGCAGAAATCAGAGATTTGTACACGCAAGCATTCGAAAGCTTTTTACAACTGGGTACAAAACTTGCCTTCACATGGGATGAAGTAGAGACGGCTTATTTTGAAAAGAATCGTATTAATCATGCTAGACAAACAAACGGTTATTAATTAAACACACGCTGCTGGTAGAACGGCATTAGGTTGTTTTATCAGCAGCTTCTAAGAGTGCTGATAGGAGGAATAAAAATTGGGTTTAAATTTTAGTCATTGTGATGTTGGTTGGAGTTATTCAGGATTTAACAATTTCAGAAGAAGATTAGCACAACAAATAGAGATGGATTTAGATGACATGGTAGGGTTTGGTGGAAATATCCCTTTCCATATCTATCAAGATGATATTGTCCCTTTGTTAAATCATTCGGATTGTGATGGTGAGCTTACCCCAGATGAATGTAAACAAGTAGCGCCTAGATTAAGAGAGTTAGTATCCGGTTGGGAAGATGATTACGAAAAATCGAAAGCTCTAGATTTAGCGGACGGTATGGAATTAGCAGCAAATCGGGGAAAGTCATTGGAATTTCGATAGGCTAGGAGGGCAAACATGAACGTACTCACATTTGAAATACCAGGAGATGTGCAGGCACAGCAAAGACCGCGAGTGACTAAGTTCGGCACATTCGATCCGAAAGAATCAAAAGACTACAAATCATTTGTAAGATTAGTAGCTGCAGAACATGCACCAGAAACTTTAATTACAGAGGATATAAAGCTATCTATCGATGTTTATCGCAAGATACCTAAATCATTCAGCAAGAAAAAGCATCAGCAAGCTGTAGATGGAGTTTTAAGACCAACAACTAAACCAGACATCGACAATCTGGTGAAGGGCATTAAAGATGGTTTAAGCAAGGTTTTATGGCATGACGATAGCCAAGTGACAGAGTTGGTTGCTCGTAAGTTGTATTCGGATAATCCAAGGGCAGAGGTGACAATTGAATGGCAAGAAAAGTAGAGAGTCGATACATCTTATTCACTGGTGAGGTTCATGAAATCGTGAAATTTGATTTTACACAACGCCAAATAGAAACATTCATAACCCTATGGAATCAAGGATATCCAATCAACAAAATAGCTGACAGGCTTAATACAAGTAAGGTGAGCGTGGCGTTGATTGCAATGGATCTTGAAATGACAGGACGGATTGGTCCAAGGGCTGGTGGATTGCTAGGAAAGAAGAAAGTGGTTAGTTGAAAGATATTGCTCACTACGAAGGGAGAAAAACAATGGATAAAAAACAGCAACTTGTAAATGCAATTACAGAAAATCCAGAACGTAGATTAATTGTTATGTATTCATCAGAAGGTAATCATGACTACTCATACACTGTTGGGGAAATCGAAAAAGTCGAAGTTACTGAATCAACTACTTACAATGACGAACGAGTTTATTTTAGTGATGAATATGAGGAGTTATTAGAAACTATCGAAGAAGATATTTACACAGAACGATATGGCAATAAAACAATAAACGATGAAGAAGTTGCTGAAATAGAACGATTAGCAAAAGAAGAAATTAAAAAATATACTTGGGATCCTGTAATAGTGGTTTATGTTGGAAGCTAATCGATAGATATTGTTCAGAAAGGGAGTTAATTATATGGGGTGGAAAAAGAAGGGCAAAGAAAAGACTTGCTCACATAATTCGAGCTACGTAGGCGTTGGAATGAATGTGTACTGTTTGAAATGTGACAAATTAGTATTCAAGTTTAACTGAACATTTTGAACAAAAGAGGTGAGATTAAATGTCAAAGGAATTTAAACCAGGTCAGGAAGTGTTTCATAGGAATTTAGGTAAAGGTGTTTTCATTGGATACGACTTACATGATGAAGAAGTAATAGTTGAATTTACGGATGAAGATGGATATAAGGATGAGTTACGAGTGTCCACTGGACTGTTAAGTAATAAAGAAACAATTTAAGGTATGGAATAGCCTGATATCGCCAACTACCAGGCACATTGTTTCTAAATGGATTTAACCATGCGTTCAAAAATACGAAGGCCTAATCCTAAACCTAAAGCTATTGCAAGTAACACTAGAAATGCCATATAAATCACCTTCTTTCATACAAACCATTTTATAACAAATTTGTATTTAGGAAAAGAAAAAGCCGGAGCGTCGTCACACGCTACAGCTCGAATTGGTTTATGCCCTTTGATGGTGTTCACAACTCTAGTATATCACACCGTAGGAGGGCAAACCTATGTTAAAAGAAAGAACACTAACGATTACACCAGACGCTTTAGATTCAATGATTACAGACTACCACTGGATGGTTAACGCCATCAAAGAAATGCGAGCAGAAATGGTTATTGGGGCAAAAACGGCACAGTATGGAATTGAGGCTACATTACCGAAAGCAGTAGGTGGTGTAGGTGATCCAATTATGCAGGAGGCTATTAGACGTTCGAAAAATATAAAGCGAGTAGCAGAGTATGAGAGAAAACTTTTAGAGGTTCAGAAGCTTCTCGATAGAGTAACAGGCGACAGAGAGTTGCAAGTGCTGAACTGGATGTTGGACGGCAAAAGTAAGAATTGGATTTCTAAAAACATGGGAGTAAGTCATACCCATATCAGAAATATCAAAGAAAATATTATTAAACAGATGGTAGGGTGATAGTAGTTGTGGAAGGTACTAGTCAAAGATATGTACAAGTTTGAAATGAATGGTGCAGCAATAGTTGGTTGGGTAGTTGCATCAGTCTACGGAGTAGTAAGTATGATTAAAGAGATCATTACAGCATTTTGAACATAGTTTCAATACTTTCAAAAGTTTCAATACTTTCGACATTAGGAGAAAAGAAAATAGAAGATGTAAAATGGAGGGGAGGTCGGACAGGTAAATGTTTCTTCACTTGGTATTTATAAAATCCTAAATATTAGGGAAAGACAGACCGACGACCGACCTGCGCTTCGTAAACATGTTCGAAGCAAGACATACACGGCCGGCCCATATTTTTTTAAGAGATTAGGTATCTTAATTAATATAAAAGGCTAATAAAACTGAAGGAGTGGTTACTATGTGAACTTCGTCCACTTTCCATAATTTCAGTCAAACTTACTACAAGTGCACGGAAATGCACTATAAAACTAGAACACAATTCGTTACAAAATAACGTGGTGTCGCTCTACCACGAGTCGCAAGTGAGCTCTCGACAATTTACCACAATATCAAAGCTTTCATCTTCGGATGGAGGCTTTTTCTTTTGCTTTGAAAACTGCATCAAACAGCCAAAACGCTACGAGTTGAGAGGGCAGAGTTTGGTGTGGTTTTGAGAGCAAAAAGTTATTACATATATTTCATCTTCTGGGTTATGATTGGGTAGTTAGGAGGTGAAAATATGAATATAAGATTAGCAGATATAGAGTTAGATCAATCAGGTGCAGGATATGAATTGTCAAATGGAACAACTTTAAGTTTAGATCATTATACTCAAGTTTATTGCGTTAATACTTTTAATAATTCTGAAAGTACTACTTCACTTATATCAATTCAATCAGAATTAAAGGGCTATTTGTTGATTTTTACAGATGGTGTCGAAAGTGGACCAATATTTGTAGGTGTTGGAACAGAAAATATTCCATATAACATCAATTATAATCATCAATTATCGATGTATTTCAGACCGAATGAAGAAGTAGGTGATGACACCTTCCCTTCAAACCTTGTGAATATTAACGTACTGTAGATTGATTTAGGTTGCATCTTTTTTGGTGCAACTTTTTTATTTTTAACAAGCAACTAGCATAATGGGGTGATTACAAAACAAACAAATGACGATGGAGGTGGTGTTTATGAGATATGGCTAATTGGGATGAAATTAAACAGGAGTGGGAAACCACAAAGATTACGCTTGCTGATCTTGCTGAAAAGCATGATATAAAGCTTGGTACATTAAAGAGCCGTAAGAGCCGTGAGAAATGGTCGAGGGATGCAACCAAAACTAAGAAGGTTGCAACCATAAAAGAGGATGCACCCATGGATGAAGTTGTTTATTTTGAAGCTGAAGGTAATGATGGCTTAACTGATAAACAACGCCTATTTGTAGCGTATTACGTTAAGTCGTGGAATGCTACCAAGGCTTATCAGAAGGCTTATGGTTGTGCCTACTCAACGGCAATGGTTGAAGGGAGTAAACACCTTAGAAACCCTAAGATTCGAGAAGAAATCGTTAAGGTTCGAGATGGATTGACCGAGGATGCACTACTTGATAAACGCACACTCATTCAAAAATGGATAGACATAGCTTTTGCTGATATTACTGACTATGTGAAGTTCGGGAGGCAAGAAGAAGTCGTTTACAACGATGATGGGCAACCAGAGCTAGATATGAATGGCAATGTTAAAACCTACGCTTTCAACTATGTGCATCTGAATGAATCTACTGAAATAGATGGTTCACTCATTACAGAGGTTAAACAGGGTAAGGATGGAATCAGTGTTAAACTAGCTGACAAGATGAAAGCATTGGATTTCCTATCGAAACATTTAGATTTGTTAAATGAACGAGAGTTAAAACAACTACAGGTTGAACAGGTCCGTATGAATGTCAACAAGACGAAAGCCGAAGTGAAACAGATAACAAACGAAAGCCAAACATCCAGCAGAACTATAATAGTGAACGATAAAGAAGAAATGAGGCGATTAATGAATGAGCGTGCAAACAGTGAACGTTCTTGATTTAATGAACCCTCATTTTTATTCGTTTTGGCTGGCAGAGGAATCGAACATAATCCTTAAAGGAGGCCGTTCGAGTATGAAGTCATCTGTAATCAGTATGAAACTGGTTCTCGAATTTGTTGAGGATGACTTGGGCAATGTAGTTGTGCTTCGAAAAGTAGGTAAATATCTTTCAACTTCTGTTTATGAACAAATCAAGTGGGCTATCTACATGTTGAAGCTTGAAGATGAATTTTACTTCGGTAAATCACCTCTAGTCATTCGTCATAAAGCTACAAACACAGCATTTTATTTTTATGGTGTAGATGATCCTATGAAAATCAAGTCAGCTAAAATTGCTAAAGGTTATGTAATGGCACTATGGTTCGAGGAATTAGCTGAATTCGCGGGTGTTGAGGACATTGATATTGTTTCAGATACATTCATTCGTCAAGATCTAGGTGATAAAGATGTAAAAGTGTATTACTCTTACAACCCACCACGAAACCCTTACGCATGGGTGAATGAATGGACTGATAGCAAGGCTGGTGATGATGATTACCTTATTCATCATTCTACTTATATGGATGATGAGAAGGGCTTCTTATCAGCTCAAATGCTACGCAAAATCGAGAAGTACAAAGAGAATGACATTGATTATTGGCGATGGATGTACGCTGGTGAGGTTATTGGATTAGGTGACATGGTTTATAACATGAGTCACATGCAAGTGATTGATGATTTACCAAGTGATGATGACATCATACTAATAGATACCGCAACAGATACAGGACACCAAGTATCAGCTACAACTCATTTAGCTTTAGCCTATACCAAGCGACGCAATGTTATTTTGCTAGATACGTGGTATTACAGTCCAGAAAACAAGGTTAATAAGAAGGCTCCTAGTGAGTTATCAGGGGATTTTAAAACTTGGTTGGATAAAGTCAGAGAAGAATTTAAACGTCAATATGATGTGCAAACAATTGATAGTGCAGAGGGTGCATTACGTAATCAAATATTTAAAGATTATGGAATACGGCTGCATCCGGTAGCAAAAAAGAAAAAAATAGACATGATTGATAACGTTCAGGACCTATTGGCTCAAGGGCGTTTTTTCGTGTTGAATACACCAAACAATCAAATCTTTTTAGAAGAACATCGAAAATACCAATGGGATGCAGATACCTTACAAACTGATGATCCAAAGGTTATCAAAGTGGATGACCATACATGTGATGCATTCCAGTACTATGTGAATGATAATCTTAGAAAATTAGGATTGAAATATTAATTTACGAGAAGTCAGGATATAAAATAGTATCCTTCAAATATAGGGATTATACTTATATTGGGAGGTGCATTAGTAATGAATTTTTTTGTAGAAGTTCTTTGTACTAAGTGCGAAAAAACTTATAAAACAGTAGGGAGTACAAATAAAGGTTTCAAAGGTTATGCAACTGAAAAAGATGTGATACCACATAGAATTGAAGTAGGGTATCCTGAAACTTTAGATGATAAAGAAGTAGACGTAAAAGTCTATTCGTATTGCCCTCATTGTGAAGAAGAAAATATAAATACTATTAAAAAACCACTCAATTGAGTGGTTTTTATTTAGGTAGGTGATGACATGTTCAATAGAGCGATTAACTGGATGAAAGGGGTGATGGCAAAGATGGGATTAATAAAGAAGCTCGAACAGGTCACTGACCATAAGAAGATTAGTTTGAGCGATTCATATTATGAAAATATCCTAAAGTGGCGAGCATTACATCAAGGCTACTATAGTGAGATGCACGATGTTCATTATCATACGATTGATGGTGCTAAGAAACGACGAATGGCTACTTTAAACATGCCTAAATCAGCAGCGCAAGAATTAGCAACGCTTATTTTCAATGAACGCTGTGAAATTAGCATTTCTGACACAGGTTACAACGAATTTATCCAAGATGTTTTTAAAGAGAACGGCTTTAATGGTAATTTCCAACAATACTTAGAATTTATGTTTGCTCAAGGCGGTATGGTAGTTAAACCTTATGTAGCTAATGGTAAGCTCAAACTTTCATACGTTACAGCAGATTGTTTCCTTCCTATTTCGTGGGATAATACGCGAATTATGGAGGGTGTTTTTATTTCTGAAATAAATAAGCAGGGTAAAAAGTATACACATCTTGAATGGCATACGTTTGAGGGACAACAGTACATCATCAAAAACGAATTGTATGAAAGTACTCATGGTCAAGATTTAGGCACAAAGGTATCGCTTGGAACGCTATTCAAGGATCTTGCTGAAATTGTTCCTTTGGACCATGTAACTCGCCCTTTATTTGCTTATTTCAAACCGAATTTAGCGAACAACATCGATAGTACAGTACCTCTTGGTATTTCAATTTATGCAAATGCTTATGACACATTAAAGTCACTTGATATTGCTTTTGATAGCTTTCAACGAGAATTTAGGCTAGGTCGAAAACGTATCATCGTACCTACAGCAGCCATTCGTACTGTGGTAGATCCAGAAACGAATACTTTGCACCGTTATTTTGATTCCACTGATGAATCCTACGAAGCAATGGACACAGAAATGGATGACAACAAGATTACAGAAATTAATAGTGTTTTACGTGTTACTGAACATATCGCTGCAATTAACGCATTACTTAATTTATTTTCTATGCAAATTGGTTTTAGTGCTGGCTCATTTTCATTCGATGGAGGTCAAGGAGTAAAAACAGCTACAGAAGTTGTTAGTTTGAACAGTAAAACATTTCGAACTAAACAAAGTCATGAGAATGTCGTTGAACAGAGTATTAGTGACCTAATCGAGTGCATGGGTGTTGTGGCTGAACTCTATGGTTTATATACGCCACCTGCTAAATATGATGTCACGGCTACATTCGATGATTCGATTGCAGAAGATCAAAATGCAGAAATTGATAAGCAGATTAAACTTGTTGTGTCTGAATTAACTTCCAAGAAGCGTGCCATCATGAAGATATTTGGTGTAACTGAAGAAGAAGCACTACTTATTATCAAGGAAATACATGACGAAACATTACGGAATGCGCCAGAACGTAAAGAAGTTGAAAAAGAAACAACATTCTTTGGCAACAGGGAGTGATTAAATGGCAGGACCAGTCATAACACCCTATCAATTTAATATGTACACCTCACAGATCACGGATATTTATGTAGCTCTTGAAGATGAATTGTTTAGGCAAATTGCTGAACGTCTTAAAACGCCTGAAACGCTTGAAAAAGACTATGTGCTTCAATGGCAGGTCGAGAAAATGCAACAACTTCGAATGCTTAATCAAGAAACCATCCAAGCCCTATCAGAAGTGACAGGGATTGCTGCAGAAAAGATTGAGCAAATGATTAATGATGTTGGTTTTGACTCCATTGAAAGCATAGATGCAGCACTAGCGAAAGCTAACAACGAAACTAAGCCTATGCCAAGTGATATAGATGCCAGATTAGAAAGTTATGTTAAACAAACTTTCAGAGAACTAGATAACTTTGTTAATCAAACACTCATCACTACCAATCATGGTGAGGGTACAGTCACTAGATTGTACCGTAAAATCGTCGAGGAAACGACTGCACAGGTTTTAGCAGGCAATAAGACAATTAATCAAGTTGTCGCTGAAACGGTCATTAAATGGGCAGAGAAGGGCATAGAAACAGGCTTCATTGATAAGGCAGGGCGTGTTTGGCATTTAGAACATTATGCTGACACGGTTATTCGTAGCACGGTTAATCGTACTTATAACGAATTACGGCTTTCTCGTATGGAGGAATACGACATTGATCTTGTAGTTGTAAACAGTTACCCCAATGCTCGACCAGCATGTGCTCAAATCCAAGGACGTATTTGTTCTATGAGCAATCCATCTAGTAATCCTAAGTATCCAAGTATCTATGAATTTGGCTACGGTACACCATCAGGCATTAGGGGAATCAATTGCCGTCATATTCTTTATCCATTCATTGAAGGTATCAACGAAAATAATCAGATACAGGTTGATGAAACGGAAGCTCATGAACAATATCAGTTATCACAAAAGCAACGGTACTATGAGCGACAAGTGAGGGATGCCAAGCGATCGTTAAAGCTAGCTGAACAAATAGGTGATGAGGCAACTGTACAGAAGTACAAGCAGTTGGTGAGGAATCGACAAGCTAAAGTACGTGAGTTTGTGGCCGAGCATGACTTGGTTCGTAGATATGATAAGGAGAGGGTGGTTAGATGATTTTTAAACATATGAAAATCAAGTATTATCATCAAATGTTTTGGATTTGCTACAAGCTTTTTGGTAAGTGGGATAAAAGGACTTTGCATTATAAGCTCAAGATTGAACGCACTTATGGTGAACTTGTTGTTGCTCTTCACAAGAAAAATTTTACTGATTTATTTGAGGTATTAAAGAATAGTTCCAATAATATTTCAACCGAAGAAATTCTTAAAAACTTAAAAAGAAATGTTTCTAAATTAGCAAAAGAACATTAGAGACTTTTTATTTTCGTCTTTTTAGCGCTTGTAGACGTTAAAGAGCAAGTGTCTAATACCTAACGTGTCGTTACACGTAAAAAACGAATTAGGAGGAAAATAGAAATGAATAAAGAGCAATTAATAGCATTAGGTTTGTCAGAGGAACAGGCACAATCGGTTTTAGAGGGTTTTGGTCAAATGGTTCCGAAAAGTCGATTGGATGACAAAATCCAAGAGCTTAAAACAGCTAAAGACACCATTACAAAGTACGAAACGGATTTAGAGGACCTGAAACCAAAAGCAGCTGGCAATGAGGCGCTTTTGCAACAAATTCAACAATTGCAAGATGATAATAAAACAGCTAAAGAACAGTATGAGTCAGAGCTTGCGGAAACACGTTTAAACAGTGCTATGAAACTATGGTTAACTAACAAGGTTCATGATGTTGATATTGCTATAAGCCAGTTGGACAAGTCTAAAGTTGAGCTAGATGAACTCGGTAATGTGAAAAGTGGTCTTGAAGACCAAATGGCAGCATTGAAAGAGTCTAAACCATTTTTAGTTATCCAAGAAGAACAGCAACAACAGCAACAACCACCATCTTGGAGTGAAGGACAGTACAATCCACCTTCAAACACAAACGATGATCCATTCGCCGCTAAGATGGCAAAATACGAATAGAAAGAAGGAAAAATAATGACTAAATTACAAATGTTAATGGCAGTTACAGTTACACAACCATCGCTTATGCAATTAGATTTACAATACTTTGCTGGTACAGGGAATCAAGGCAAAGCAGCACGTAGTTATCAACAACAATTCAAAGAGTTACTACAAGCCGTATTCCGTAAACAAGCCTATTTCAGTGACTTTTTCACAGGTGGTCTTGAAGCATTAGACGGAGTGCAACACAATCAAACAGCGTTCATGGTCAAAACTAGCGACATTCCTGTTGTAGTTGGCTCAACTTATAACAAAGGTGCAAATGTTGGTTTCGGCACTGGTACAGGCAATAGTACTCGTTTTGGCCCTCGTACTGAAATTATCTATACTGATACACCTGTTAATTACTCTTGGGAATGGACTTTCCACGAAGGTATTGATAAGCATACGGTAAACAACGATTTAAATGCTGCAGTTGCTGATCGTCTTGACTTACAAGCACAAGCTAAGGTCAAATTGTTTGATGATAAACATAGTGCATTTATTGCAAGCGTAGCAGGGCATACAGAAGCATTAGAGGACTATACACCAGACAAAGTATTAGCTTTATTTAATAAGCTATCCAAGTATTTTGTTAACATTGAAGCAATTGGCACGAAAGTAGCTAAAGTTAAACCAGAACTGTATAACGCCATCCTAGATCACCCATTAACAACAAGTGCTAAGAGTTCATCAGCAAACATCGATGAAAACGGTATTGTTAAATTCAAAGGTTTCTTCATTAACGAAATTCCAGAGACGAAATTACAAGCTGGTGATGCTGCTTATGTATATGTTCAAGGTGTTGGTAAAGCATTCACTGGTATCAATACAGCGCGTACCATCGAATCAGAGGACTTTGATGGCGTAGCGTTACAAGGCGCTGGTAGAGCAGGGGAGTTCATTTTAGATGATAACAAAAAGGCAGTTGTTAAAGTTACAGCACCGGCAGTAGTGCCAGAAGGGTAAGGGATAAATTATGGTTCAATACAAAGTGTTGCAAAAGTTTAGAAACAAAGAAACTAAAGAGGTATACGAAGTAGGGCAAGAAATTGAACTAACTGTTAAGCGTGCCAATGAAGCGATTGAAAATCTTAAAGAATGGGAAGGCGACTTTCTAGAACGTATTGACACGAAAAATCAAGAAGATGTTCAAGAGGATGATGCTTAGTGCCTTATCTTACTTATGAAGAATATCAAAGCATTGGCTTTTCAGAAGTAACCGAAGCTGATTTTCCGAAATATGAACGCAAAGCGAGTGATGTGTTAGATAGCATCACTCGTGATTTTTATCAGCACCATGATTTAGAGTTTGATGTGCCTTTACGTAAAGATAAATTCAAGGCTGCTGTAGCTGCTCAAATAGATTATTTCAATGATATGGGTGGTACGAGCTCGCATGAATTGAATAGTCCATTGGCAGTTACCATAGGGCGTACACAAGTTTCTAGTGGTGCAGATAATCAAAGAAAAACCAATAACATCGTTGCTGATGATGTTTATATGTATTTACGTAACACTGGCCTGCTCTATAGTGGAATCGGGGTGATTTAATGTATATTAAGCCATTACCTAAGAGTTGGCTCATACATTCAATTACTTACGCAAGAATCCAAGAGGAAAAAGACGACTTTGGCAATTCTCAATATGATGATTCTTTGGAAATTATGTTTGTACGTTTTGACCCTACTACTGTATTTAGTCGTGATAACACTCAAAATAAGATTGTGGCCGAGGGTGTGATCTTTGTAGATGTAGTAAACAGCACACCAATACCGAATTTTAAAGAGGAATCTATCATCACGTTTGAAGGTAGAGAGCTTACTTTAAAAAAGATTGTACCTTGTTATCATCCAACTAAGAACATAATTCATCATTACGAACTGGAAGTGATTTAATGGTCCGAATACGTATAAATCGAAACCTAAGAGGTGTAGAGGCGCGATTAACCCAGATGGTTGAAAGAGGGCAACACGCTTTTGTTAATCAAGTGTACGCAGATGCCAATTTGTATGCTCCTATGAAAAGTAGTGATCTACGAAACCAATCACAGATTGCTAGTGATGAAAAGTCGATTGTTTGGAACGCTCCTTATGCTCGCCGTCAGTACTACAATCAAATGGTCAATTACAGTACACCGGGTACTGGCCCTAAATGGGATCAGAAAGCAAAAAGCATTCATTTAGAATCATGGAAACGAGTAGCAAAGGCGGCGATGCGTTAATGGAATTAGATTTTTTAATCAAATTGAATCAATATATCAACGCACAAAAGCTAACAGGAACTGTTGTTAGCAAACCATTAACAAGTCAAATTGGTTTACTGGCAGCAGACGAGAGTATGAGCATTATGGCAATGCCAGGAGGCGCGCAAGTTGTGTTTTTCGATGGAACAAGGGATAAAGCTTATCAAGTGCAAATAAACGTCAAAAGCAAGCGTCAGGACGTTTGTATGAATGCTTTAAATGTCTTATCTAAAAGCCTCGAAAACCTTAACGACTTGCCATCATCAAACAATTCATACGATTTTAAAGAAATAAAAATTACTTCATTCCCTTCTTTTCTTCAACAAGATGAGCAAGGGTTTTTTGTATGGGTGCTATCCATTAGCGCTGAAATAACTATATTTAAAGGAGTGGTTGAATAATGGCACGTAAAAAGAACGCCTTAACCAAATATTTTGTTGGTCCATGGACTGACGACACAAGCACAGCAACACACCGATTAGCAAAATGGATTTCTTCTGTTACAGATGATTCGGACGAGTCAACCGAAGATTCAGCTTTTTATGATGGTGATGGTACACCAGAATCAGATGTAGTATCAGTGAAAAAATCATACTCATTTGAGGGTATGTATGATGAAACGGATCCAGCTATGAAGTATATCGCAAGCCTCGAGTTTGAAACTGGCGAAGGTCGTAAAATTGCATTCAAACAAGAACGTACAGATGGCTCAATTTTGGAAGGTCGAGCAACGGTTACAGAAATTAAAGTAACTGGTGGAGAAGCTTCGGAGTATGCTACTTTCGGATGTTCAATTTCTTGGGATAGTAGACCGAAGATTACCCCAGCACCAGTAACACCCTAGTGAGCCCGAGGAATCGGGCAATACAGGAACAGAACCAGAAGAACCAGCAGGAGAGGGCATTGAATAATGCTCTCTTTTTAATTTACTTATTTGGAGGGAAAACAAATGGCTATTAAAATTCAAACAAGACAAACAGGCATTCCAGTGTTTATCGGAGATTTACAGTTTAACTTTGATACATCAGATGAATCAATTGAGGCTTTATTAGGCAATCATCAAAAGGTGGTTGATGAAATTAGCAACATCAAAGAAGGTGATGATGAAGGTGCTAAGAAAGCCTTGAAAAAGGGATTTGATTTACTCTTAGGTGATGGTGCATTTAAAAAGATTTACAACCAAACACCTTCAACGATCGAATGTACACGACAATTATTTGAGTTGTTACAAGGTATCACTCAAGAATTCAGTTCATTAAACGGAATGACACAGCAAGAAAAGGTTCAAAAGTATCTAAAGGCCAAAAATAAAGGTAACTCGAAAAAGAAGAAAAAAGTAGGCGATTAACATGTTTTCTTTATCAGATGAGTTAGTTAGTTCTGTAGAAATAAATGGCCGTTTATATGAGGTTGATATGTCATTTGACAATATTTTGAGGCTTGTTGACATGTTAAATGACAATGAGCTGGATGACCTTACACAAATTCTAACAGGTATAGAAATGTTGTTTGACCAGCCATTAGATTGCCCTATAGAGGAACAGGCAGAAATATTTAATCAAGCCTATTTCGCATTAATAGGTTTTGATGATGAAAAAGAACTGGAATATGATCTATTAGGAAATTTAATGCCTGGTCAAGAAGAAGATGAATCTAAAGATACTGTTTATGATATTCGTCAAGATGCTGAATACATTTACGCCTCATTTATGCAGGACTACGGTATAGATTTAATCGAACAACAGGGTAAATTACATTGGTACAAATTTAAGGCTTTGTTATCCGGATTGCGTGAAGATACCAAGTTTAAAAAGGTAATTGAAATACGTCAAATGCCATTGCCAACAGGCAGGGGGTCAGGTAAGTACCGTAAAGAAGTCGAAGAATTGAAGAAAGCATATGCATTGAAGCCTCTCTGATAGGCTTCTTTTTTATTAGGTGGTGGTCACTTTGAAAACGGTACGTTGCATTAAATGCGACCGTAAATTAGGCATGTTAGAGGGTAAAGCAGAAATCAAATGCCCTCGATGTAGCACTATTAACAAATTAGATACAAAAAATTAGAGGGTCCAGAACCCCAAGCAAGCGATTAGCGTGTGAGGGGGGATTATTATGGCTGCTGATGGAAACATTGTCATTGATGTCGTTTTAGATGATGGTAGTGTTGCACGTGGCGTAGCTAATATAAATGGACAATTCGATGATTTAGATAGCAATGGTAGTAGTCGGTTAGCCAAAGTAGGGTCAGGATTAAAGACAGTAGCATCTATTGCAGCCGTAGGAGCTACGGCAGTAGTTGGTATAGGAGCAGCTATCGGAGGTCTAGCCGCACCACTTGTAAAGGCGGCAGCCAATGCTCAAGCTTTAAATGCTCAATTTGATCAAGTATTCGGTGATTTGAAGAAAACAGCCGCAAGTAGCTTGAATAGTATTGCGGAAGAAACAGGCATTTTACCAGAACGATTAAAGGGCAGTTTTACAATGATGGCTGCCTTTGCAAAAACGTCGGGTTCCGATACTGCCGAAGCATTAGATTTAACAAAACGAGCTACTTTAGCCGCAGCAGATAGCGCAGCATTCTACGATAAATCAATTGAGGAAGTTACAGAAAGCTTACAGTCGTATTTAAAAGGTAACTATGAAAATGACTCGGCATTAGGTATTTCTTCAACAGAAACAACACGTAATGCGGCAGCTAATAAGTTGTATGGTAAGTCATTTAACGATTTATCAGAAGCACAGAAGCAATTAACGCTCTTACAAATGGTCGAGGATGGTAACAAACTATCTGGAGCACTTGGACAAGCAGCTCGTGAATCTGATAGTTTAGAAAACCAAGTCGGTAACTTAAAACAAGCATGGGAAAACCTAAAAACATTATTAGGTGGTCCTATTTTAGAGCCTGCTATCCAAGGCATCAAGTTGTTAACGAAGGTTATCCAAGGGTTTGACCCAGCGCCCTTCATTAGCACCTTTGATTCGATTAAAACAGCCGTAATAGCAGCTATCGATTCTATTAAGCCATATGTACAAACTGGGCTAGAGAATTTAAAGGCTTTTTGGGATGAGCACGGCGCAAGTGTAATCACAACTGTTAAGACGGCCTTTGATACAGTTGTAACAACGATTAAAAATGTATTGGGTGAAGTAATATCATTCGTTCAATCTCAATTAGCAACGATCAAAAAATTTTGGGATGAACATGGGCAATCCATATTAGAAAGTGTTAAGAATACGTTTAATGCTTTGCTTGATGTAATAATGCCGATTTTAACAAGTGCAGTTGATTTCATTGTTACAACATGGGGTAAAATTAAACAGTTTTTCGATGAAAACGGAAGTCAGATTTTAGAAGCTGTTACGAATGCATTTAAAGGCATAATGTCAGTGATTGAGTTTATTATGCCAGCAGTGAAATTTATCATTGAGACAGTTTGGGAAGCAATCAAACAAGTAATTACTGGCGCACTTGATATTATTATGGGTGCTATCAAAATATTTAGTGGTCTTTTCACTGGTGATTTCAGCAAAATGTGGGAAGGTATCAAACAGCTCTTTTCAGGTGCCATCGACCTAATTGTTGGCTGGATGACACTCTCATTTGTTGGTGGGTTAAAAACATTACTCACTAATTTTGCTAAGGCAGGATGGAACATCATTAAGGGTATGTGGGATGACATAGCCAAGGTGTTTTCATCTATGGGCTCTAAAGTTAGTGGTTTTGCAAGTGAAATGGCTACTAAGGTTGCCTCATATTTTACGAATCTATTTAATAGTGCAAAGGGTATTTTCACCAACTTACGTTCAACTGGAGAAACCATTTGGAATGCTTTGAAACAGGCAGTAGTTAAAACTGCTAAGAGTATTTGGGATGAGGTTGTTTCTAAGTTTAATGGTCTTTTAAATAGTGCAAAATCAATCATGACAACAGTTAAAACCACAATTACAGATTTGTGGTCAAAAGCTGTTGATTATATAAAAAACGGTGTAAATCTTTACGAAATCGGTAGAAACGTAATTCAAGGTCTTATTAATGGTATCGGATCTTTAGCATCAGATGTTTGGGAAAAAGTAAAATCGATTGGTAATGGAATTACCAATACTATTAAAAGTACTTTGGGTATTCATTCTCCATCTCGTGTAATGAGACAAATCGGTTTATGGACTGGTGAAGGTTTAGTAATCGGTATGGAACAATCAAGCCCAAAAGTACAAAAAGCCATGGAGAGTATTGGTGACGGTATTCTTGCTGTTTCAGATGAATACCAGAAAGAATACACAAATCTATTAGACGAGTTCAACCGAAAGAATGAAGATAAAAATGAGAAAACGCTTGAGAAGATATACAAAATCCATAATAATGCTGCTAAAAAGAAACGTAAATTAACAAAACAAGAACAACAAGAGATTGCATTATTAGAAGCGTCATACAAAGATAATAAAATGCAATCTGAAATTAATTTTCAAAAGAAATACAAAGCTCTTGTAGAAAAATCCGAAAAAGAGTATTTAGAAGTTATCAAAAACTATGTTGCTGATAAAAAGTCTTTGGAAGAACTTTCTTTACTGGATGAAGCGAGGATTTGGGAGCAATCACTTGAATTATTTGCCGAAGGTACTACCGAACGTATTAGAGCACAGCAAGAATACAAGAAAGCTGTAGAGGCTGTGAATAAAGAAATCACAGCTATTAACTCCGAATACTCAAATCAAATTATTAAAATTAACGAAGATCTCGCTAAAAGTGAAGAAGCTTTAAATAAAGCTTATGAAGATTCAGTTTCAAAACGTGAAGCTACCTTAAAAAACACTAAAGGACTCTTTGATGAATTCGTAGTTGAACTTAACCGATCTGGCGACGAACTCATGAATAATTTAAGGTCCCAGATTGTTCATTTTGAAGGATGGCAACGAGAGATCGAATATTTAGCAACAAGAGCTATTGATGAAGGGTTATTAGCTGAATTACGTGAAATGGGTCCAAACGCTTTACCAGAGCTTGTGGCACTTAACAGCATGACCGATGCACAACTTACTCAATATAGTGAGCTATATCGTACAAAGGCTAAATGGGCTAGAGAAGTAGCTGAAAAAGAACATGTTGGTATGAAAAATGATACCGAAAAGCAAATCAAAGGATTACGCGATGCAGCTAATAAACAATTAGATTCTTTACAAAAAGAATGGACTACAAAGATAAAATCACTGACTAAAACTACTTCTACAGAGTTATCCTCACTTGAACAAGTCGGGGTGGATGCTGGTCGAGGTTTATTAAATGGTCTATCTTCAATGGAAAAACCATTACAATCAAAAGCAAAACAAATAGCAGACACGATTAAAAGTACAATTCAAAGTGCTTTAGATATTCATTCACCATCACGTTGGATGCGTGATTTCGTAGCTGGTAATATGGCTAAAGGTTTTATTGTTGGTATTGATAAAAACGAGGGAATAATCGCAAGAGCTTCTGAAAAACTAGGGGAGCTAGTTAAACCAACAGTGATTAATCCATTACGAGGTGTTCGGGCAAACTTAGGTAAATTGAGTACACGATCACCTGTTAATACTTCATCTAGCAATGTATCAAATGACAATAGACGTAGCTTTGCACCACAAATAGTAAATCATTTTAACCAAACCCCAACTACACCAAGTGAAGCAGCTCGCAAACAAGAGCAAATGCTTCGCCGTTTGGCTATGGAATTTAATTAGGAGGGCAGTATGTACAAATTCAAATTAGAATATATCAACTCGAAGGGCGAAACCATAGAACTATATGGTCGCCCTTTTCGCTTGGTTAATATTACTGGGTTAGGTGATGTTGAAGCAGAGATACAAATGCAGAAAGCCCCTTACCAAGATGGTGCAACATTAATTGATACTGCTTTAGAACCTAGATATATCGATATTGAAATTAAAATCATAGGTAGCGATACCGAGGATACAGAGACGAAACGTAGAAAAGTTGCATCAATATTTAATCCAAGATTAAAGGCAGGAACCTTACGATATATCAGTGATTCAGGGGTACGAGAAATAAAAGCTATTGCTACTGCTTTACCTAATTTCCCTGATGGTAGTGATAATCGACAAGCAACATTCCAAAAGGCATTAATACAATTAGTTGCACCTGATCCACACTGGAAAGATATTATTGCTGAAAACTACAAGCTGGAAGATTTCGTAGGTAATTTTCGTTTTAAGTTCAGATTTCCAGTCCGTTTTGCGACAAGGGGTGATTCTCGTATCCTCATAAACAAAGGTGACGTTCCAACTCCAATTATTGTGGAATTTAGGGGTGCAGCCATAAATCCAAAGATCACTAATGTAACAACAGGCGAGTTTATAAAGGTAAATCGGACAATACCACCAGGATATAAATTAGTTTTAGATACGTCATTTGGCAATAAGCGAGTGGAAATTGTAGCTCCTGATGGGGTTGTAGAAAATGCGTTTCACTACATTGATTTAGAGTCTACATTCTTCTCACTAGAAGTCGGAGAAACCAAATTCGGGTTTATTACAGAGGGTGGTAATCCAGAGGTTTATGTAGAGTACAAGCATAGATATTTGAGTGTATAAAGGATGTGAAATAAATGGCAGAGAAATATAGATTTTTTGATGCTGTCTTACAAGAAGATGGTGTCACCTATGATAGAGAGTATGATGCACAAGAGTTTACAGATTACTTCAAAGCACTTGTTACCACAGGTTTGATGAAAAGCGCTGGCAATCAACTTAAGGTAACTGCAAATGGTTCAAACATGATTACTAAAATTGATACTGGTATTGCATTTTTACTTGGTCGTTATTACGAAAACGATAGCTTCAAGGAGTTGACTCATGATACTGAAACATTAGGAAATAGCCGTATTGACCGTATCGTTATTCGTATGGATTTAAGCACCGAAGCACGTTATGTAAAAGCATTTATCAAAAAAGGAGTACCAAGTGCAAATCCGGTACCACCAGCTTTAACACAAACTCCTAACTTATATGAAATTTCATTAGCACAGGTAAGAATAAATGGAGGACAAACGTTTATTTCTACTAATGCAGTTACAGATGAACGTGGTATAGATGTTATTTGTCCGTGGGCAGGAAGTAAAATCTTGCCTAACTTTGATAATGCTGCTTTGGAAGAATTAATTGACTATCAAGTTAATGACAAACAATTTGTTTGGGACACAACAAATCTAGTAAATCCTAATCAAGATGGAATTAACATTGATACTCTTTTCAAAACTGGATTTTATTGGGGGAATCGTTCGTGGGGAACTAGAGGCACATTGCCTTCTGACAGAATGTTCTTTTTGCAAGTTATGAACGCGGGAGGTTATGCGAAAAGACCTTATCAAATTGCTTTCATTCCTAGTACTAGCAGTTCTAATGATAATTCTAAAATACTACAAAGATATTATGATGATTACTTTAAAATATGGTATGAGTGGAAAGAGTTTAAACTTGATGTACCAAACTTGAATTACGATACTACTACACTATGGTTTTATGTAGATGGTACAAATGGAAAAGATACACCAGAACAAGGAGGTTCAACAGGTACAGGGGCATTCAAAACCATTCAATATGCAGTTGATCATATCAAAAAGTTGAATATAGGCAGAGAAATAATTATAACTGTTGCGAATGGAAATTATGCTTCCGTTAATATTACTGGATTTCGAGGTGCTAAAATCACTATAACTGGTTCTGGAGTGAATACTATTATACCAGTCATAAATATTACAGAATGCGATAGGGTGCAACTTAATAATTTTGCTTTTACAATGATTATTGCCCTTTATAGGGTTTTTGAATTCACGATATTCGGATTGACTAGAACAGCAGCTGGAGCATCGGGTGCATTTTATATTAGTCAGTCCAATGGATTTATGCAAAATAATTCTGTGTCAAATTGTACAAGTGTTGACGGAGTTTTGCTAGCGGATAATGGTTCGAAAATATTTCTTGATGCAATGAAGGGGTCAGGGAATACATTGGGATTGAATTCTTATGGTTCAACAATACACAAAAGTAATCACACTTTGACAGCAACAACACCGCAAAAAATAACGAATGGTGGACAAATTTTATAGGGGGTAGGATAAATGAATGTAGGAATTCTTTATTTAAAGGCAGACAATACCATTCATCTATTTTCTAATGATGTTGTCGAAGTAACACCAACTTCGTTAATTTGTAAGAATGATATTTTTAGAGATTTTGATGACAATATTGTAGGGGTATTGGTGGTTGATAGCTTAGTCTATTTAGAAGAAGTTTCGGAAGAAAAAAGTGAATATAGACCGAAGATCAACCGGTACTTAGTTGATGAAAAAGGTAACAAATACTCATATGGAGATAAAGTGCCAGATGGTTTAGCTAATCTAAAAGATTATTATCAAAAAAAGACTTTTGATGATTTAGTTAAAGAAAATATAACTTTGAAACAAGAGCTTGCAAATACAAACGCAATGATGCTTGAATTTATGGAAACAATATTAAATTAAAGGAGTGGGTCTTTGATGGCAACAAATACAATTCTAACTAAAGCATATGCAGTAAATATATTTAAATATGGTAATCGATCTTTTTCTACTATTCCAACTGATTATCATGATCCAGTAAAGACGCATGCAGCTACTACCTTCAGTTTAGGAGAAATTGATAATGCGTTAGTTGAAAATTACATTTCACAGGAAGAATATGATACAACACTATCTATCAAAAAGGCTGAACAAGAATCACCACTATTGTAGGTGTATTTTTTATGTCAGAAAGTAGGTGAAACAATGAAAAAACCGATTAGAATATTGTCATTAAACATGGACATCTTAGCTGAAATCGACAACTATGAGTCCATGTTTTTTAATCGTTCATGGCATGGCATCGGGGCAATTGAGTTACGTATTAATCGTTACATGAAATACGCAAATACATTATTAAAAGATAACCTTATTCTTATCGGTACTGATTTGAATAAGGTTTTTATAATTAAGCACCGTGAAATTGAGTTAGATGAAAATGGCAAGATTACAGAGAACTGGCTTATTAAAGGTTATGCTCTTAAATCAGTTGTTGCACAGAGAATTACAATGCCACCAACTCATACTGCTTATGATTACAAGTCGGGTAGTTCTGAAACGATTATGAAACATTACGTTAATAATAATTTAGTGAATCCGGTTGATTCAAGGCGTAAAATACCTCAACTTGTTATAGCTCCTGATTTACAGAGAGGTGCCCATACTACTTATTCATCGCGATTTAAAAATGTAGCCGAAGAAGTGAGTACGTTATCAATTGCCAGTGGTCTAGGTTGGGATGTCACACTAGATATAAGAAATAAGAAGTGGGTCTTTGATGTTGTGGAGGGCAAGAGCTTAATATCTGGACAATCAGTTAATCCACCTGTGATTTTCAGTCCACAGTTTGATAGCTTGAGATCGTTACAATACACACAGAGCGAGATAAACTATAAAAATGTAGCAATCGTTGCTGGGCAAGGCGAGGGCGTTGAAAGGCGTGTAATCGAGGTCCAAGCGACAGGTGCTGGCACAGGAATAAACCGCCATGAAGTCTTTATAGATGCTAGGGATGTAGCAGAAACCGATGATGACGACCAACCACTACCAGAGCAAGTTATTGTACAGGCATTAACAGATCGTGGGAAACAACAACTGGCCGAATTAATTCAAGAAGAATATCTAGAAGGTCAGATCTTAACTAATAGTCCTTTTGTTTATCAAAAAGACTATGATCTTGGCGATATACCAACGATTCAAAACATGGAATGGGGCGTTACTATGGATGCTCGAATAACTGATATAAAAGAGATTCATGAGGTTGGTGGATTTGAAATAGAGGCTACTTTTGGGAATAATCGACCCACATTGATTCAAAAAATTAAGCAGGAACTATCACAAATTAGTGGTGAGGTTAGAAGGTAAACGCAGTCATGGACTAGCTTTATTTTTTGTCATTAATAGAAGGAAATCCTTTCCTTTTGTCGAATTATAGGATAAAGAAGGGAGGGGTATTAATGGCAGAACCAAAATGTCCTGAGTGTGGAGTGGTAGGATTACAAAATATCGTCTCTGAAGGAAGCGAAGAGAAATCGAAAGGCGGAGATGATTGGTTTGATGTGGTATATTGTAGTGAATGCGGTCACGTCTACGGAGTATTCAACAAAATATCTCATTCACCATCATCGTTCAATCCTTTAAGATGATTAAAAATAAAGCACTCTCAGTCGAGGGTGCTTTTTATTATGCTATGAGAGCAATCGAGATGGGCAATAGTACGTTGTACTGAATCTCAATGCTTCTCATGGCTTTTTATTTACACAAAAAAGGGCAAAGGTTAGGTGATCGAATGGATATTGTATCCGCAGTAACGGCAGCAAGTCATATAGCAAACTCACAGGTGGTGTGGTCAATCTTGTGTATTTGTTTGGTCGTTTATGTATTTTGGAATTCCAATAAGCGTGAAGAACGACTATTAAAAAACTTAGAAACATTAACAGAAGCACAAGGGGAACAAGCCAATGCAATGCGTGAAATAAGCAAAAGCTTAACATCACTTGAAGGCCGTATGGATCGCATGGAAAAACACATCTTTTAGGAGGAATTAACAAATGAAAATCAACTGGAAAGTACGTTTAAAGCATAAACCATTCTTAGTATCACTTTTCGCATTTTTGTTATTACTAGTTCAACAAGTA